CGTAGGTTGCAGGCAGCACAAAGTACGCGTAAGTTTTCTAAGCTGTGATCTCCGCCCGCAACACGCGGAATTATATGATCAATGTGCATCTCGCCTTCATCTGTATTGCATATAGCACAGATGCGTCCATCTCTTTTGAATACTTGTTGCTTATGTACTCTATATCTTCGATGATTGATATCGTCTAATGCCACCCGTACTTACTCCAATGATCTAGTGCAATGCAAGGCTCACCATATCTGTTACCAATATAGTCAAGCCCCCATCGTACCTGAGACCAGCCATCCTGTGTTGCAAGCCATTCACTTCTACCTTGAGGAATACCATTATGACTACCATTTTTTGCTAATGGATTCCATGCTGATTCTTTACCATATAGCTTTAGTAAGCATTTATGTTCTTTATGATTAAAGTCTAATAAATACAGCGCATAAGTCTTATAGTCTATGTATTCTTTATTAGATTGATTAGAGCCTGCATAAGGACTACTGCATAGAGCTATCCCAATAGCTACTAGCACCCCGCAAGCTACGCCCTTGAAGGGCTTGCGGTGAGCCTTTGAGAGGCTCTGCGCCGTTAGCGTACCATATCGTGTCAAGATGTGCATAACTATGTTCCTAACTGAGCGTTAAATAAAGTTCTGCCCTTACTTATCCACAGGTGTTAATAACTTACTTATCTTTGCCCCATCCAGTACCCTTGAAGATTGCCCCTACTGGGCTAATCATTTTAACCATTGGCTCATTGCAATAAGTGCATAGAACTGTTGGTTTGTCGTGCCAGCCATGATGCAGTTCATTCTTTAATCCGCATCTTCCACATTTGTAATCGTAGGCTGGCATGTAAGGCATCTCCCAATCATCCATGAACCACAGCTGCATCGTTCGATGTCAGTCTCTTTAGGTTCTTTATCTAAATGTCCGTACTTTAATATGAGTAGTGGCAAGAGATCAGCTAATCGGATGATGCAGGCATACTCCGCTGCATCTTCTCCCTGCCCATTTAGCCGTATAACTCCAAATCCCAATTCCCCCGAATGAGATGTACGAGCCTTTAATTGCTTTAGGTACGCAAGCGGTTGAAATCCAGCGCGGGCTTTGACTTCAACATCGAATGGCACATTGACAATATCCTTGCCACTACCCCTTCCCACACATGCGCCCTGCCACTGAGTCGATAGGTACTCAGCGACAACTCGCTCTGTGCGAAAACCTCTATGTTTTCTGTGCTGACTAATGATTCATCCCAGCCATGTAACCCATTGCAACTGCTCCAATGAATAAAGCCAAGGTTAAATAAGTAATCAAATCTTCCTTATCCATTGACTGCCTTACACTTCTTACAAGACCAAGTGCCTGCAACCACTACACCTTCAACAATTCTTGCAGTAATTGTAATGTCAGAAGCCTGCGTTGGTTCATTACATAATTGACAATTAACTGTGTCAATCATGGGAATGTCCTCAACATTGACCCATCCATCAGCTGTGTGAATCTCTGCAAATCCCATTATACCCTCACTTTCTGGGGTTTCCATTTGCCATCACTTCCGATGTTGTACCAAATTGGCGGACACTGATCCATTCCACCAGTCTGCCCCTTAGACTGGCATGTCATACGCGCCCATTCTTTTCCGTTCTTTTGACTTACTCCTGTTTGCCATAACATTGCACCATGCAAACACGATGGAATATCTAATTCAGTATTGACAATCTCTGTAATTACTGCTTGATCCTTGAATGATGTATTCCAATAATCTATATCAATTGGGTCAGGCACAACTGTTAATGCTGGATGATTGGGTGCTACCTTTTTCATTTCTTCGCGGCTAGGACGCTTTCCTTTAGGAGCATAACCCGCATTTGCAAGTGCTCGGCCAATTGCAGATGTCTCGCAATTCTCCAATGCAGAAGTTTGATTGACCCCGCGAGTGCTAACTGTTTCTTCAGCGTACCCCGTTGCCCACGCGATGCTATCTTGGCTAGTCTTAAAGAGATAAGCCTTAACAATATATCGACTAGCTTCCACAACTTCCAACTCAGTGCTAATGCGAAAATCTGGATGGTCTTTAATAAACTTTTCAAGTCTCACCTCTACTGGTTCGTAATCGGATAAGTTAAACATAGAGTTCATTCTCCTCTGTCTGTAGTTGTCCAGCAATAGCTAGATAACTGGCTCCATCAATCCATGAATCAACTCTTGATCCATCTTCAATGGTTCTGGCAATTTTGACCAGCGATAAGATAACTGCAACTTGGTAATCTTCCACTGGCATTTCAAGGTATGCACTGATAAGTCGTGCTGCTCGTGCCATATTGTCACTTGGGTGGCCGTAAGAGAGTCCTCTGTCTTTGTATAGATCAGTGGCATGACTAAGTATTTCTCCATGTTTCATTTATTCCATCCAGAACTCTTGGCGATTAACGGCTCGCCCTCGATGCCAGCCTTCACGCAAACCGCGTTCAAAGCCTTGTTTGTAGGATTCTATAGCCATCCATACAAAACTTAATGCAGAGCCAATAATGCAAATAGTCAGCAGCTTGTCATTATTGCTCATACTGACACCGCCATATTAAATGAATCATAATTGGTCAAAAGTACCCATGATTCCAAGTTGTGATCATAAGATTGTTGGAAGGCATAGTCACCCTTTTCAAGGAATGTGCGAGCCATAATCATGCTAACAATGGAGTCATACCAGCAGATAACAGCCCAATCATGTTTAGGATTGTCGGTAAATCTTTCGCCTTGTAATTCCCATCCATTGCCTTTCCAACCCATAACAGTGTCTGTCAAATTGTCAAAATCTTTAGCTGTAATTGTCATTATTTGACCGCCTGAATGCGTGGGTAGTGTCCATTTTCTTCAACATATTCGGCGAGTGTCATAACACCCTTATATTCGTTGCAGGGGATGCAACTAAAGTTGTTTGTTACCTGACCATCACAGAATACGCAATACAAAGTATCCTTCACACTTACTGCACTTTCATATATCTCTATTGTTGCCATGATCTGTACCTATCTGTGCCAATGCCCTCGATTGGCTACAGGATTAGTGTTGCATAGGTAACTGGTCAGTTACCTGATTTTAGGTAACAAAATGATAACGATTTCTAGGCGTACAACTTTCCGTACAAGGTGAATGAGCCATCCTTATTTATAGGCACAAGCATGGGAGAAACTCGGTCTGCGTAGGTTTCAATGACTGCAACAGACATCTGCCAATTCGCGCTTCCAGCCTTCAAATAAGAGGCTTTCTTCTTGTCCATGACATTTCCTGCCTCTAACCCCCACAAAGTCCTGTATGAGGCTCCTATGCCCTCTGTGAAGGCACTAATGCCTGCCCTGTGAGTGTGACCACATACCACAGACTTGCCGAACTTCTTAGCCAGCCCAAGAGCTGTGAGTCCAGCATTGGAGTTCATTGATCCTTCATCACCATGGACTAAGACCCATCCCTTATGAAACTCGAATGGTCTTTTATGGAAGCGGATTCCGAGTCCAGCGAAGTCCATAAACTTTGCGTATTCCAGTTCTGGTAATCCGATGAGGCTAGGTGCGCGTAATAGTGTGTGGTATAGGCGGTCTGTGTGATTGCTCCGAGTGACATCTGTTGTGCCAAGTTCATAGAGAATATCTTGCGCAAGGCTTCTGTCAGCATCTAGCGTACCTTCCCACTCTAGCTTAGTTCCTTGCGCCCAGCGCGACTGAGACTGCATGTCCAACTCGTCACCAGTATTAAGGATGAGGTCGAACTTTTCTCGCTTTACTAACTTGATAAGATTCTTCACAGCTTGCTCATGATGATATGGGATTTGTAAATCCGATATGACCAAGTATCGGCGTTTAGTCATCGTCCTCATCTTCGTAATCGCCGAACCTATTTGGATCGACTGGGTCTGGCAGAATCCATGCAGGATATGATTGTGTATCAGTAATCATAAATAACGCAATGCCCTCAGCAAATCCTGCCTTGCGCAATGACTTCCAATACTCATGCAATCCAATGCAATAAGCATCTAGCTTTGAGTAACCTTGTTCCTCTAGCTGTTTTGCTTTTCTTGCCATAGCAGAATGTTACCTGTCTAATAGGATGTTATAGATTTCATCGACTCGTGTGTTGAGTCTTTTAATCTCAGACAACAAGTGGGTAATTACATAACCTGACAGGCCACCAATGATTGCCAGTGTTGCTATGTATAGAGTAAAGAAGTCAGACTGTGTCACTTTTTAGGACTCGCATATCCAAAGACACCAGATAGCACAGCCCAAAGAATTGCGCGGTAATCTGCTGCAAAGTTAGTTGATGCCCAAGCTGCCAAGAATGCTCCAGCAGCTAAGTACGCAGGATGCTTAATGTTCTTCATTAGTTTCCGCCTAACATAGGTATCGAATAAAAGTCACCCAGTAAGTCAGCTTCTTTCTTAAAACTGACATGCATGTGGTGAGTGTGCTTGTTAGCCCCTTTGTAGTTGCGCCATTTCCAGTTAAGTATGGGAGACGCAATCCTGCCGTTAAAAATAATGTACGAGATGCGCTTCTCTGCCTTAGACTTGCAACTGATTCGAAGTTGATCTGCAAGGTCTGGCATGATATGCGGTTTGACTCCTGCACCGAAAAGGTCTGCGTCAATGTCAATGGCACGAACCCAGCCCTGCTCATCTGGATTATGATCAGACTTGCGAGTAGCGTGTCGGGTATCACCGACCCAACCATCCGATGCCCTATCGCGATCTGGGAAGGAATCATCTAATTGTTCCCGTAACTGGATAGCA